ACTCTTCCAACTGTTCCTATCCAACACGTAGATGATGATCAAGGCGAAATAGCACTTTGTATTTTGTCAGCAATAAATGTAGGAACAATCAAAGAGTTTGAAGACTTAGAAAATTTATGTGATCTAAGTGTACGAGCATTGGATCAAATTATTGATTATCAAGGTTATCCTATCAAAGCCGCTGAGCGTTCAACAAAAGCAAGAAGATCTCTTGGTGTTGGTTATATAGGACTTGCCCATTTTCTTGCCAAAAACAAAGTTAAGTATTCAGATAAGGAAGCTTTGCCACTTGTTCATGAACTTTCAGAATGTTTCCAATATTATTTGCTAAAGGCATCGATGACACTTGCTAAAGAGCGTGGAAAATGTGAATTTTATGAAAGAACAAAATATGCTGATGGACTACTGCCAATTGATACCTATAAAAAAGAAGTTGATGATCTAGCAAAATTTAAGTATACCTGTGATTGGGAATGGCTAAGATCACAAATACAAGAACATGGCGTACGGCACTCTACTTTATCAGCACAAATGCCATCAGAATCATCTTCAGTGGTATCAAACGCAACCAATGGTATTGAACCACCACGTGCTTTGTTATCAACAAAAAAGTCTAAAAAAGGACCATTAAAACAACTTGTTCCACAATATCAAACTTTAAAAAATCATTACACACTTTTATGGGACATGCCTTCCAATGAAGGGTATATTAATATCGTTAGTGTCATGCAGAAGTTTTTTGATCAAGCCATATCTGGTAATTGGTCTTATAATCCTTTACATTATGAAAACAATGAAGTGCCAATGAGTGTGATGATTAAAGACTTACTAACAACATACAAACTAGGTTGGAAAACTTCGTATTATCAAAACACTTATGATTATAAAGGTGAAGAAGATACTGTACAACCGCAAGGCATACAAGACACTGTCCAAACTGATATTGAGCAGATGCCTCAAGAAGACAATGAAGAAATGTGCGACGCATGTGCGATTTAGTTGACACAATTAAAATATGAAAGTAATATAAGTAACAATCATGAGCAAAACAGTTTTCAACAGAAATGAAGTAGACTTTACCAAACAGCCAATGTTTTTTGGTGAAGACCAAAACACGCAAAGATACGATCAATTTAAATATCCTGAATTCGATAAACTTAATCAAAGGATGTTAGGTTACTTTTGGCGACCTGAGGAAATATCACTACAAAAGGATCGAGCTGACTATCAAACATTTAGGCCAGAACAAAAGCATATTTTTACAGCCAATCTAAAATATCAAACACTATTAGATTCTGTACAAGGCAGAGGTCCTTGTTTATCCTTTTTGCCTTACTGTTCTATTCCCGAACTAGAAGGTTGTATCATTACTTGGGACTTTATGGAAACAATCCATTCAAGATCATACACATACATTATGAAAAATGTTTATCCTGATCCTTCAGAAGTGTTTGATACTATTTTAAATGATGACGAAATTGTTAAACGTGCGATTTCAGTAACAGAAAACTATGATAAATTTTCAGAACTTGCTCAAGATTATTTTGTTAAAGGCAAAGGTGATTTATATGAAGTAAAGAAACAATTATATCTAGCAATGGTAAATGTTAATATATTAGAAGGCCTAAGATTTTACGTTTCATTTGCTTGTACTTTTGCGTTTGGAGAATTAAAACTAATGGAAGGCTCAGCAAAAATTATTTCATTTATTGCTAGAGACGAAGCAACACATCTAAACCTATCAACACAAATCATCAAAAAGTGGCAAGAAGGTGATGATCCACAAATGAAAAAAATCACAGAAGAATGTAAAGACACTGTGCGTAACATGTACAAACTATGCGTTGAAGAAGAAAAAGCATGGGCCAAGCATTTGATGAAAGAAGGCACAATTATAGGACTAAATGAAAAACTACTAGGTGATTATGTTGAATTTGTTGCCAACAAAAGGATTAAAGCAATTGGTTTTGATCCATTGTTTGATAGACCACTAAATGCTAATCCACTTCCTTGGACACAACATTGGCTATCATCAGCAGGATTACAAGTTGCTCCACAGGAAACAGAAGTTGAATCGTACATCATTGGCGGTGTTAAACAAGACGTTGACAAAGATACTTTGGCTGGATTCAAACTTTAATGATTGTAGATCCAGGATATAAAACAAACGACATTGTGGCAATTAGAATATCTGGAGGCGATGAAGTGATTGCCAAGTTTATTGAACAAGACCCCAACACAATAACAGTTTCAAAACCACTAGCACTAACTATGACACAACAAGGCGTTGGAATGACACAGTATCTAATGATGGCTGACATGACAAAAAATTTTATTTTCAACAAATCATCCGTTGTAACCATACAAAAAGCCAATAAAGCTGCCGCAGACAACTACATTCAAGGCACTACAGGCATACAGCCTGCTTCGTCTGTACCACCACTCAACTCCAAGTAGACAATTCCTAAAAACAAGTATAAAATACTATGCTGGCGTCGATGCTACACTGGACCCGGGGTCATGCCCGGCGCCTCCACCAATAGACTCCCTACCGGGGGCGAGTGGATTGACAGGTAGAGTAGTTGGCAACTTATACGCAGATGAAAATCTAGCACTTGCGGCCTAATATTAGGCAGGCGGGGATTGGCTCACCTGGCAACAGAACGAGCCAATATGTTATGGAACAAAAATTTTGTAATTTTTTAGGAAATGGATTATATATCTCTAACCGTAGTTCTGATCTTAAAATATCCCCATGTTGTTTTTATAAAAGTCCTACTATAATTACTGATATTCATACAAGTGTTAAAAATTTAGATAATAAAATTAATCTGTTATTACATGATTCATCTAAGAAGAACTATTATACTTCAGCGTGTGACATTTGTATGCAACAAGAAAAAAGTAATATTGCCTCATATCGACAATCAAGTTTTGCTTATCAGTCATATAACGACAACAAAATTGTTGCTTTAACAATTGATATAGATAGAAAATGTAATTTAGCATGTGCTAGTTGTAATGAAAATGATTCAAGTTTATGGTACAAGGAAAAACAAAAATTTGGCATTGACATGAAAACTTCGATCCATGAAATGCATAAAAACAACACAGATGAAAAGTTAAATTCGATAATTGATGCTATTTGTAAATTGGATCTATCTAAAGTTGAATGGATTAAGTTTGGAGGTGGAGAACCATTATTATCTAACACGCATATGTATTTCCTAAATAAACTTAAAAAACACATTGACATTTCACGTGTAACTTTAAATTATACAAGTAACTATTCAATAGTTCCAAGTAAAGCAACATTTAATTTATGGAAAAAATTTAAAAAAATAGAATTATCTGGTTCAATCGATGGAGTTGATGATCAATTTACTTTTCTACGTTGGCCATTTAAATTTCAAAAATTGATTAACAATTTAAAGGCTCTGTATGATCAATCTCCCTCAAATGTAGAGTTCAAGGTTGAACACACTGTTAATCCACTTAATATTTTTTACTATGACCTATTCCAAAAGTTTATTCAGAATGTGTTCAACACAAATTCAGCAGGACAACACACAGTGATCAACATCCATCCTTGTTGGGGTGATTTAGGACTAGCACACACACACCCTACAGTTTTAGAAATGACAAAACTAAAGTTAGGTAATGACCATAAAGTAGTTAGACTTGCCGAACAAACCATTGATCACACTAAATTAGATGTTACATATCTGGATTCTTTAGATAAAATGAGAGGAACTAATTGGCGAAGATTATTCTGTGAAGTAGAAAAATATTATGATTAACATTATTAGTTTTCCTGATTTCGGGTGTGGCGGATTATTCTGCACGTTATTCAACAAGACCACTATTGAATGGAATAATAATTTTCCAAATACACTTATGAACTATGAACATAATGGCCTAAAAATTGGAGCCAACTATATGAACAATTGGCAATATGAAGATAGTGATTGGCTTGAGGCTGTTGATAATTGTAAAAGAAAATTTCCAGGAAAATTTTGCGGCACACACATTCCATTACACAACTTGAAGCATCTATCAATGTTCGACAAAAAAGTGCAGATCTGTACAGAGACATTATCAAGCAAGTTGATACTTTGGCTAAGAGCACATAATCTAATATATTTGCCAAAACATTCTATTGATAATGTTGTTAAACAAAAACAATTCGCCAAAGATTTTACGGATATGACAATAAAACCATTCCATGGAGCAATAAACATCGAACTAAGCAATTATCTAT